CTTATTTTTTACATAAGAAATACGCTTGGACTGTTTCTTTTGTCTTTGCTTTCTTGTTTTATTTTTACGTGTTTTTTTCCCACCTAAGTCATAAGTTGAACGCAAAGAACCTTGGCTTCGAGACCTATATGTATTCTTCTTAGGATTATCTACATTTAACTCAATAAAACCAGGTGTAGTACCTGTTCTACTGGCTGACCTACTACCTGGTGTAGTACCTGTTCTACTGGCTGACCTACTACCTGGTGTAGTACCTGTTCTACTGGCTGACCTACTTGCTGAACTACTACGTGGTGAACTGTTACGTGATGTACGTTGACTTTTATTTTGTTGGTTTTCCATAAAATATGATATTTCTGGGTCATCATTTGAGGGCTGAGGATTGTTCGGAATATTAGTCAATATCGTTAAAATGGGTTTTTTAAAACGCGATTCTGGACTACTTGGTAGACTCTCACTACTATCACTGAACGGTTGACTCTCGCTATCTTGATATTTAACATCTTCTGTACCGAACTGGCTATCACTACTATAACTGTAGGGTTGACTCTCACTTAACGATTGACTCTTACTTTCAATTCCGTCTGTAGACGTATCATCTTGACTTGAATTTGGGTCTTCAGTAGCATCACTTGATGTTGGTGACATATTACTACTTTTGGGTGCCATAGTTATTGGTGCCGGAGCTATTGGAATTAAAGGGGAAACAGGTCTACTAATAACAATTTCTTCAGTCAATAAATAATCATATACAACTTTAATATCATTAGTAGAAATATTCTTAATAGCAGTAGAAACTGGTAAATTTGAAATAATTGATTCTATATTTTTGTGGGTTTCTTCATATTTAGTTAATATTTTTTCAAATTCACCAGTAGTTACAAATTTTGTATTCTTTACAACATTTTCAAATTCTTTCCAAAAGTAAATTTCAAATAGTTTTTTAAATTCAATATTAAAACAATCGCGGTCATCTTTATCACAACAATCTTTATCTGTATCACTACATAATTCGTATTCACTATCGTCACCTGCACCAGCAGCAGGAGGAGCACCACCAAGTGTACGTCCAGCCATTTCCATTGCAATCTTTTTATATGCATTAAAAGAAATATGGGTAAAAACAGTAGCTATTTGTATTAGTGCATTAAGATAGGATAAATTCATAGTAGCTTTTGGACGAGGTACTGTTCGGTTTAATATATCTACACGTTGTTTTAACATACTAACTATTTTATTTTTTCGGTCATCTATGTCTACGCCATATAAAGGTTGGGTTTCTTTTTCTCCTGGAAAAGATACAAGAAAATTACTACATTTATCGTTATCTTTTGTACTCGGCTTTACCCATACAGCTTGGTCATCTTTTGTATTGTTTGGTTTCTCTGGGTGTCCATCTTTATAACAACATTCTCTTTTTGAATTTACTATTTGTTTCAATAGGTCATCTACATTTTTTTCATTAACTTGCCATTTATTATTTTTAAAAGAAATAATCTCGATATTGGATTTCTCACTATTACAACAGGTACAAGAAGGTGCATATATATTTTTTCTATCATCTCTATATAAATCAAATTTTATTCTATCTTCAATTTCAATAAACCCAAATGTTATCATTACTTGATATATATTTAATAAATGTTCACAAGGTGCTCCACAATTATCAGATTGCATGTTATGTAAACATAATCCACATATATAACATTTATGCGTGGCAGGCCATTGATTTGTACCAAAAGCTATATCACATTGTATGTCATCTGCAGTAGGGTTAATGATATTACGTACATCTAATGCTCTGTAAACCGAACCAGAATTTTTTTTGGTACGACTGAAACGTACTGTACCTTCGGGTGTTAGACTTGTTTCTATAAATGATTTGATTAATGAAGTATACGAAATAGATTTCCCTTTATCTTTCTTTGAAGAAGATTCTTTAATCCAGGTATTTAATAAGTTTTTAAGTTGTTTTGAACGGTCATTCGGTGAATTACGTAACTCTAATGGAACAGCTTTACTTAACAAGAAAGAAATAGAATGCACTGTATTAAATAAATCTTCCTTTATTTTGTCTTTATTTACTTGTTTTTCTCTGCATTTATTTATAATATTTTGAAATTTTGCTTGAAACTCACTGTATGTTTGTTCAAGATCTAATATAGAAGCATTTGCTTTTTTTTCTAATTGTTTTTTTGATAATTTTTTAACTTTTATCTTAATCTTTGGTTTTGCTTTTGTTTTTGGTGGCATAGTATTTATATATTCAAGATAAAAAAACAAACTCGTAACTGTTTATAAAATTCTGTCTAAACCAACATTATAGAAATGTCTTCATCTAAAACAATAGGATTGCCAGATAATATTCATATATCAAAACCAGCTTTCCAGAAAATGTTGTTTATAACGAATGCTCTGGAACAAGGTTGGACAGTCCGCAAATCGCAAGAATCTTATATTTTCACTAAAAAACATGAAAACCGCCAAGAAATATTTCAGGAGAATTATTTAGAAACATTTGTTGCATCAAATTTGTCCACCGATTATGTTTTGAGTAGTCAAGTTTAGTATTAAGTCTGATTGCTCATACATAACAAAAACTGTGATGTAGATTATTTTCTCTGCACATTATGAATAAGAAACATGAAAACCTGAAATAGGTAAATCATAAATATTTGTTGTTAATAATTTGTAATGGATAACCAAGTAGTGATTTATTTAGGAATATTTGAAATAAAAAGAAGTATTCATTTTCTTTTTATTTATTTCTCTCAAATTATTTTCTTTGTATACCTTATAATCCATACATAATGGCTGGAGGTTTAATGCAACTCGTCGCCTATGGCGCACAAGACGTGTTCCTTACCGGAACCCCTGAGATTACTTTCTGGAAGGTGTCTTACAGACGCCACACCAACTTTGCCATGGAATCCATTGAGCAAACATTCTCCGGTCAAGCCGATTTCGGCCGCCGTGTAACATGCACAATCAGCCGTAACGGTGACCTTGCCCACCGTACATACCTTCAAGTTACTCTCCCCGAGATTAACCAATCTATGAGTGATGGTGGTGTCTATGCCCGTTGGTTGGACTTCATCGGTGAGCAACTTGTTGCCCAAGTTGAGGTTGAGATTGGTGGTCAACGCATTGACCGTCAATACGGTGACTGGATGCACATCTGGAACCAACTTACCCTTTCCAGTGAGCACCAATCTGGTTACTACAAGATGATTGGTAACACCACTCAACTTACCTACGTCACTGACCCCGACTTCGCTGACGTCTCTGGTCCTTGTGCCGCCGGTGGACCCGCCCAGGTCTGTGCCCCTCGCAAGGCCCTTCCTGAGACCACTCTCTATGTTCCCCTTCTTTTCTGGTTTTGCCGCAACCCCGGGCTTGCTCTTCCTTTGATTGCTCTTCAATACCACGAGGTCAAGATCAACATTGATTTCCGTCCTATTGGCGAGTGCCTCTGGGCCTGTAAAGGTCTTGGCGATGCTACATCTGTTACCAGCGCTTACCAACAATCCCTTGTTGCCGCTTCTCTCTATGTTGACTACATCTTCCTTGACGCAGAAGAGCGCCGCAAGATGGCCCAAAACCCCCATGAGTACTTGATTGAGCAACTCCAATTCACCGGTGATGAATCTGTCGGTTCCTCTTCCAACAAGATCAAGCTCAACTTCAACCACCCTTGCAAGGAGCTTGTCTGGGTTGTCCAACCTGATGCCAACGTTGACTACTGCGCTTCTTTGGAGAGCGGTACTCTTCTCAACAAGACATTCGGTGCCCAACCTTTTAACTACACCGATGCCATTGATGCTCTTCCTAATGCTATCCACGCCTTTGCTGGTGACGCCTCTGCCAGTGGTGCCGAGGCATTCATCAACAGTTCTGGTCTTTTTGAAACTACTTTGGCCCCTGATTCCGCTGATGCAAGTAATGCAAATGAAAATATTGGTACTGGTTCTGGTCTCTCTGATGCCGGTTCCTTCGTCCTTGCCGAGTCTGCCCTTGACATGCATTGCTGGGGTGAGAACCCTGTTGTCACCGCTAAGCTCCAACTTAACGGCCAAGACCGCTTCTCCGAGCGTGAGGGTTCCTACTTTGACATGGTCCAACCTTTCCAACACCACACACGTGCCCCCGATTCCGGTATCAACGTGTACTCCTTCGCCATGCGCCCCGAGGAGCACCAACCTTCTGGCAGCTGCAACTTCTCCAGAATTGACAACGCTGTCCTTCAACTTGTCCTTTCTTCCGGAACTGTCTCTGGTACTGCCACCGCCAAGGTCCGTGTCTACGCCGTTAATTACAATGTGCTAAGAGTCATGAGTGGCATGGCTGGAGTAGCCTACTCAAACTAGTGGGACGGACATTTATTTTTGGGGGACGGACAATTTTAATTCTATTATTATTTTTCATTAAAAAACTTTAATATTATACAATTTATAATATTAACATCAATTCAATTATTTATTTTCTTTTGCATTTTTTCTTCTTGCTGCTCTTTCCGCCGCTACTTTTTTTTTATATTCTTCATCCCCGTATTTTTCTTTTTGGTTTTGACGTTGTTTTTGTTTTTTTATACAGGCTGCGTTCTTTTTTTCGTCATTCGTTTTTTTATTTTTATTTGTAACTTTATCTCTAACATTATCATTATCCCCTGAAGAAATACATTCAAGATACTCAACCCTCTGTTTAAGTTCAGTATTCTCTCGTTTTAATAACATATTTTCTTCTTCATGTGAAAGAATGGTATTTGTACAATTATTTGATTGAATATTAACATTATATATGGCGATAAACTTATCAAATATATCTTCTACTGAATAATCGCGTTTCATATAATTACACCCTCCGCAACAAGATTTAACATTATCCTCAATATATCCTTTGCTATTATCTATTCTGTCTAACCCATTATGATGGGTTGAACTACACCCTTTGTTACATAAATAACAAGAATTAGATGATATTACATCAAATTCATCTTTTGATAAAACGAAATCAAGACTTTTTTTAACTGCTCTATTTTTATATTGTGTATATTGTGCAGAATTATAATTACAAAATGCATCCGGAAATAACCTACCTTCTATTTTTTCATTAGTAGTCAATATATGTTCAATTCTATCAAGAAATACGCGTTCGCTCAATGAACCCTTCATATAATTACACATTTTGCAACAACTTAGACAATTACTTTCGGTATAACATTCAGTAGAATCTTTACGGTCAATGCCATTAAATCCTCTATCTTGAACAATTCCACAATAATAACAAGGTTGTTTTACAATTTGTTCAAATAATTCTTGTGATAATTCAAAATTTAGATTTTTATCATTTGCCGATATGTTATAAACAGAATATTGTATTTTTATATTTTCAATTTTGTTTTTATTATTAGCCATAACCTTTTCTGGGTTTTGTTCTCGCCAATTCTTTGCAGTTTCGGCATTTCTTTGTAAATATCCTTCTTGGTCATTTTCAAGTTGTCTTTGACGATAGTTCATCTCTTTCATTGCTACTTTTTCTTGATTATTTTCCACCCATTCGTTTTTAATGGCTTTACGTTCAGGGTTTTGTTCGGCGATTCTTGCCAATTCGTTTCGGTGTTCTTTATCGCGTTTTAAATCTTGTACTCTACAACTCTCTCTGCATACAGAACAAGTTTTCGTATTTCCACTTTTTTTACCAATAAAATGTTCTTTATCATATGTTTTACAACAAGTGGTGCACGTTTGTTTATCGGGTTCATTATTAGAGTTTAACGCAGTAGAATTACCACGTCTTGCTTTATCCTTTTCACGGTCCTTTCCCAGACATTTATCACACGCTGATGTAGAATCTATGTTCAATTGAGAGCGACAACCACGAACCATATTTTTACATACTTTTTTACCAGAAGCAACTGTTTCATCAACAAATATATACACCTGATGTTTTCCACAGTATTTGTTTTCGGTAGACCGCTTAAATGAACAGTTATCTTTTGCACATTGCACAATACCGGACTTAGCTGTTATTTTATTAGATTTACTACGGTCATTACAATTAGAACACGTTTTTACACCTTGCGTTAAATAGTAAGCCTTGTTGCAACCAGAACAAATAGACAGATTTTGCAACATATCTTCGGTGTAATCAACCATATAAGAATGGATTTTACAAAAACGTGTGTCCGTTAATGCATTGCGGCGACAACTGTCATTTTTTCGGTCAATAGATAAACACTTTGACATTATAAGTAATAGAACTGTTAGTTATTATACAATTACAAATAACCGTTAAACTGAATCAATTTTTTACATTATATAATTTAAAAAATCGTTAAATAAATATTTAATTTATCGTTTCGTCTTATACCTTTTTCTTGTCTTTTGTTTTCTTTTTCCACCGTGGTTTCCACCCCCAAATATGAAATCTTCTACCGCAGCATCTTCGGGGTCATAATAACCAGTATTATATTCAAATAATAAACTTATAATATCATTATTGTCTGTTACATGGAAAGCAGCGTATCCATCGTCATTTAACTCATCAACATCAGCCCCGAAAGTCAATAACATATCAACTATTTCAAATTGGTCATTTTTAGCAGCGAGTATAAGTGGTGTATCTCCGTCTTTATTTTTTACATTAATGTCAAGTTGTTCTTGATTTCTAGTACTAGCTATTTTTAAAATATTATATAACATATCTATTTCACCTACAGTTATAGCATCAAAAAGTAATTTTTCCAACTCAGTAAATAATAATTCTCTACATATAGGACCGATTGGATCTCTACATGCAGGACAGGTTGTTGCTTCTCGGTGTTGACGACACCACGGTATTAAACAATCTGTATGAAATGTATGACCACATTTTGTAGTAATAGAATTTTCATTTAAAACTTCTGTACATATAGGACATTCTGGTGGTGGAGGTGGTGGGGGTGGTGGAGGTGGTGAATCTGGTTCTGTATTAAAATTTGTACTTAGGACTTGTCCACCACCTCGTTTTGAACGAGTTTTTTTCTTGGATTTTCTCGTCTGTCTTTTTGAACGAGTTTTTCTAAACCTTTTATTGGATTTTTTTGATTTTATATTTTTTCGCGTTGGCATTGATAGTTATATTATATACATAAAAAATTGATTCATCAAATATATAATTAGATAGTTATAATAAAATGGAGTTTACAAGTGTAGAATCAAATACAACCGAAGTTGCGGAAAATGCCGAAACAGAACTAATCGGGGTTACCGTATCAACAGAAGAACCCACAGAAAATGCAGAAACCGAAGAAAGTCATATATATCGTATAACTGCTGACTACAAGAAATCAACCTATCAAACAGAGCATTGGACAAAACAGATTAATGGAAAAAAGGTAACATTATTGGTATATACTTACTTTTATTGGGGTACATTTGAAATAGAATTAACAGACAAAGAAAAAGAAGAAATATTGAAACAAGAATCAATCATATTAAATGATTATAGTGGTGTTTCGTGTGAGCAATTAAATAGCGGGTGTGACCAATATGAAGAAATTAAAAATGAAGAAAGTTATACCGAAGAAGAATTACTGGAAATAAACCAGCTTATTTATAGACCTGTTGAGGACGAAGACTATGATAGTGATGAAGATGATGAAGAATATGAATATGATGAAGATGTATTACGAATGAATGGTTGGGAAATGGATGATACCATTTATGGATTTGATACAGGTTGTGAATTAACATTAATTAGTGATTAAAACTGAAAAAAACAAATATGATAAAAATAATATAGAATTTTTTTATCATATAAATTATAATGTCAAATTTCGGTATAAATTTATATTATATCACTGTTGCGACAAAACAACACCCCGTTCTTGACAAGATCGTTGAACGGATAAAAAAACAGAATGAACAGATGATAATTATGGGATTAAAAGAGAACCGAAAGATAGGTTGGGAAGGAACGGCAAATTTCGGGGTGAAATTACGAGAAACAAAGGATTTTT